CATCATTATGCCATTGCCCATATCTATAGGCCCGCTTTCGTAGCCAAGGTTTCCTTGCGGTGCTTGCCGCCCTTGTATCATCTGCAGCATTTCTTGTAGAGGTCGCCCCTGCGCTGCACCGCCAAACCTGCCTCCAGGCATAAATTCTTGAGCGGAGCCGCCCATTGTCCCAAAGCTAGGCGATCGTCTAGGTACTATAGTAATCTGCGGTTCTTGGTACTGCATACCTTGCGGCTGTGCATATTGCTGCATCATTGGCTGCTGCATCATTGGCTGCTGCATACCCCCAGCAGGCTGCATTGTTGCTTGTGTTACTTGCGTTGCCGGATTAACCGGCGTTCCCGGTGAGCCTGCCATTTCTATAAGTACCTTTGTATGGTTTGCGCATCATAGGGCAGCACTGAAGCAAGATCTTGTGCGCTGTAGCCCTTCGTTTTTGCCATTATTGCAGCTTGGCGAATTTTTTGTTCTTTTGACAAGCCCTTCCAGTTCTGTGTTGTACTCTTCAGGTTCTGGAAGTCACCCTGTATATCCTGCACGCGATTCGCATAAGCGTTGGCATATTGCTCTGCTGCATAGGGATCCACGTATGGGGGCATGGCGGGATCTCCACTTGCGCCTACATTAGCGCCGCCAACATTACCAGCCCCGCCCATACCGGTCATGCCCGCACCAGGAACTGCACCAGGACCTGCACCAGCACCAGCGCCAGCGCCAGCACCAGCACCAGGAGCAGCGCCTCCGGTCTGATTGAAGTAGTTGGCATAAGGATCTTGATACCCGCCGCTACCAAACGGATTAACAAAGTTCCGCATGATTTGCTGATATTGGCCAGGCCTTCGAACGGCTAACTCTGCCACGGCTCGATCATAAAGTCCGCCGGAAGAGTATCCGCGTATCCCGCCGCCAAAGTCTGTAGCTTCAGGCATCTGGGACGGTCCGCCGCCCTGCAGGCCAAAAGCCTGGGCAAACTGACTAGTGTTAGACATGGCCGATTCTTGTGTGGGTGTAAATGCAGCCACATCAGGACCATAGTACGGAACATACCCAATCCTGGAAACATCACGGCCTTGAGCCAGGTTGGCCTGGGCTGCATTCTCAAGCCACTGCGGGATTTCTACTTGTGTTGTCTGGCTGCCGCCTTTTCCACCGCTCATATCAGATCTCTTTTGATAAATTTACCAGTTTCTCTTCCCATCCAAACTTCGCCAGCGCCCTGGACCATCCCTTGCGTCCTGACAAGGTCAGCGCGGTACATCCCTGCGCCTTGGCCCATTCAATCACATCATGGTGCATGTCCGTCAGCTGATTCATCTCGCCGCCGGCCAGGAATATGTGCAACACCTTCTTCCTGGGATATAACAATAGTTCTGTTACTAGGCAGCCCTCTTCGGCTGGCCATAGTTGCATTCTTCCTTCGAGTATAGCATGGAAAACATCATCTATGTCGTGCGTGCCGCCACTATACTCAAGAGCGGACTTGATCCATTCCTCGCATCTTTCTAGGTTGTAAACCCTATCCATGTATCCTCGTTATGGCCAATGTCACGGATGGTGTGGCCGGAGCAAAAGCCGTTGCTGTAGCTACATCCAGGAATCCACTTGTGTCATCAACAGCCCACATGGCCTCAACATAATCGCCTGCCACTATGTTAAATATAGCAGCCCTCGACACGACAGTTGTTGCGTTGTTCCGATGCAGCGCAGACTTTATTGTGCTGCCAGCTATATCTGTGCCATTTTTTCTTGGCCAAAACCAAAAATTAACAGTGCTTGATGAGGTTGATGCTATCTGTGCTGTAAAGCTTAATAAATACTCACCAGACTCTGAGAAAACAATACGGCTTGATGGCGTTCCAAGCGATATCCCTGATGCACCAACAGGCGTATTGAATGTAAGGGCATACGCGGTATTGGCGGCCGCCGCAGTCACATCTGCCGTTATTGCCAAGCTTGCGTGGCCATCCTCCAGAATTATCTGAACGTATTCGCCGTCCCTAGAGACAACAGGATACTTGTTCTGCCGGTCCCACAGGATAATACCGTCCTCGGAAGCGGACTCGTCCACGGTCTTCTGTCTAAGCTTTGACCTGATCTGCGCGAGATACCTGTTCAGGCTGTTCGCCCAGGTCTGCCATCCGCTGCTGCTAGGCTGTGGTATGTATTCGCTCAACGCCTGCCCCCAGGAACAACCTCGAGCCGATTAACGCCAACACGCCAATCTGCCAGCCTCTGCCCCTCAACCCTGAGCCTTACCTGCCTGCCACTGAACCGCATGCTAGTAGGATTAGACATCGAGTACGGACCGTGTGAACTTTCAGTGCCGTTTGGATAGAACCTTGTCTTGAATGTCACGTTCACATCGCCCTGAGTCTTCTCATCGGGAATCATTTCCGTGACGTATGCAATCTGGTCGCCGTTGCCTATGGATATCGGTCCGCTTTCGGCATAAGGGGTCAGGCTGTCATAAATGTAACCCTTTTCGTGATCATATATATGATTGTCTGATGAGGACGCATAGAGCGGATATCTAAAGGCTCCCTGGTCTACACCAGAGGTCCGCCCCAGCTGCCCGATTGCCCAGGTGTTCTCTAGGTAGTTGAAGGAGACGTAACGATTACACTCGGTGGAATCTGAAGATGGGTAAAACCACCAGATTTCGGAATACCTTGAGTTGGTTGTCGCAAAGGCCTTGCTGATCTGCGACTCGTTTATGTCAGAGAAAACATAATCAGATACATCTGACTGCAACCTTGATACCGCGCCGCCGGAGTATGTGAAGAACGCCTTCTTGCCCATCCACATTGCGCCAAAGTCAGTGCTCGCCGCAGCCTTCTTGGACGCAATGCCGCACGCAGTACCAACGCGCTCAAACCCATAGACATACGGCGGTCCTTGGTAGGTGGCTGTATGCGCATCAATGTCGGTAAGGATTAAAACCTGCCCCTTGACCTTAATCCCGCACATAATGTTTCCTGCCGTCTGCAGGAGGATGTCACCGGCCTCGTTAGTCGCTGCAGGCGTCCACAGGGTGTTGTTTTCTTTATCGCACCACTGGACCTTCCTAGGGTCTCCGCCGGCACCCAAAGCAAACAAGAACCGCTCGTCAGTGACAACGATGCCTATGTTGCCGGTAGGTGCATTAGTTACGACAGCGGCCGGTGTCGCGGTGTTAATCTGCCACTCATATATCTTGCCGTCATCTGATGAGCACGCAACAAGATACTCGCCCCAGGTGTCTAATGACCAGGTCGTGGCTGCCTCAATGGTTGTGATGTCCTGCCTTCCGACACCGTACTCATCATAACCATAAGCACCGGATCCGTATCCTGTGTAAGCATTGGCGTCTTCCCGGCCGGATGTGAAACCTGCGGGAGTGATGTCGTACCTAGTCCCCGCGGCGTTGTATGCGTAGAGGTTTGCGTATGTCCCACCGGCTATGTATCGAACATCGCTATTTGTTGACCAGGTTATCAGGCCGCGAATCTTATTGGTTGCAGCCGTCTGAGATCGCTGCTTCCAGCCGCCAATAGGCTGCATGGTGTTATCAATCCACCTGACTAGGTTGGCCTCGCGCCAACGATTAGACTGCTGGAACTCGGTGCCGTTTCGATATATCCCCGGCGGAATCTGCAAAGGTATCAGTGCCATGTAGTTACCATTTTACCTTGTCGGCCCAATACGCCGCGCTCATCTTGCCCTTTGCTATGTTCTTTGCGTGCCTGGCCTTGAATGATTTCTGCCTGGCCTTCTCACTGTCAGATTTAGGATTGCTTCCTGCGCCAGAGACACCCTGCTGCCCGAATCTGATCGTCTTTACTTTATCACCTTCCTTGGCAACAACAACGTGAGACTTTGTCGGATGTTTTGGTGTGCGTTTCGGCTTGTTGTATCCGCTCACGCCAGCCCTGCTTAATCGAGAATCTTTAGCCATTAAATAGAACCCGCTATCGCACTAACCGCAGCCAATAAGGCCATACTTCCAATTATTACAACACCAACAAGCAAACTGATATCTATCATGTCTTTCCGCTGTTGCGCTCTTGCTCTCGCTAGTCTGAGCCTTTCATTCTTTAGACGGGTACGCTCTCTCAGCATATCCCGGTAGAACTCTCCCTGTCCTGAATAGATTAGGAACTCTCTAAGCTCCTTCTCCATCTGCGCTGCCTTGTGCTTCGCTATGGTAATCTCCATAGCCTCTGCCTCTATACTCTTTCCCTTGACTGCTCTGGTCAGTACGGAGGCTGTCTCGTTCTCTATCTTTGCCTCTAGTATCTTCTCGTTAGCGTCCCAGAACTTAGCGAGACTTGAGGCCATGTCCCTTAGTTCGTGTCCCTTAGCTATACCCGCCTTTAATGCAGTGAAGGCAGAGTTTGCTATGCTGACCGCAGCCATCACCTCTATCATTAACGTGTACTCTCATAAGTTAGAACGTAACCCAGCCAGTTGTGTTGTCTGCTTGGTAAGCATCTTCATCCCAAGACGCTTCACCTTCTGGTTTAGGCAGTGGTGCGTTCCAGACAAAGTTAGTGCTGTCGTATGTCCAAGAGGCGTATGGTGACTCGTCAGGGCTTTCAGGCAGTGCGTTATCCGGGAAGCCAGCCTGTGCAGGTACATCTCGTAGAGCAGCACGGTAGTTTTCGTAGACAGTCTTGTCATCGGTTGACAGGGGGCTATCAGGGAGAACCGCCCAATCTGTTCTAGACAGCTTGTCATTGCGCTGGATTCTTACACTGGCTTTTTTGCCAGCTAGTTCTGATGCAATCTTCTCTGCCGACTTAGCTACCACTGTGTAAGTCTGATAAGCAACGCCATCGCGTACTTCTATGACATCTTCAATGACCTTCTCGGTAGCTGCGTCATAGGCTGGCTTGGTGTCGTCAGTCAGTCTGACCAAGTTGAGAGAGGCCAGTGTCGCGTCACTGAAGGGTAACGCAAATGAAGTATTAGGATTGGCTTTGACTACTTGCCTCTCGCTAACCACTGTGGATGTTGCTGTGTTGTAATATCTCATTTTTAGTTACCTTGCGTTACTGTATTTAGATGATGTGCCAATTGATAGAGTTATATAGTCATTGGAACTAACATTTACCCCGCCTCCTGCAAACCTTAATTTGCTTCCGTTTGAATTCAGGTCAGCTATATTTGCTGAATTTTCTGAGCCGTTAGTGTCTAAATACAGCCATGTTTTAGTAGGGTTATATGGTTCTCTTTCTGTGTCTAATGTAAACCAACCACCAACAGCGTTTGTCTGTTTTATAATGTGCAACTCTGGAGAAAATCCCAAATACTGAAACGGGCCATCAGAACCTCCATTGCCTTTGTAATACCCCGTCTTGCAGAAACCTTCTACGTCTGCGAATAGGTAGTCTACATAGTTATTTGAAGACGCGTTTATTGCTGTGTCGGTGCTTAGTGAATACACGCCACTTGTCGGTGCGGTGCTGTTCCAATATGAATAGTTAGCCGCCGGGCCACTGCCAGAAAAATCTAAATACCATGTTTCTGGGGTGGGTTTGTTCAGGCTCGCACAATAAGTCGGCCAAATCATTGGGCCTGTTGTACGGTTTCTTGTAATGATAAGTTTCGGAACAACGCCAAGGTCGTGCCCGTTTGTACCAGTAGAGCCTGTTCCTGCTCTTAACTGAATATCAAAAAACCCAGCAGTTACCTTAAACCAATACAAAACATAGTCTTCTGTATTGGTATTAACAGCCGCATTATTACCAAGCGTTACCCCTGTAGCGGTGAAGGCGGTAAGTGATTCTGTGTCTGTAGCTTCGGCACTAGTTAAATCAAACCGGATGTACTTTGTAGCACCACGAACAGTATCAAACACCATCCATGAATCAGCGGCATCCCTGTTCTTGATAGCTACCATGTAATCACCACTGGTCATATCAACACCGCAGTCAACAGTCTTGCCACCACTACCGATTGCTGTGCCGTTGCCTGTGTAAAGTTCTACGCCAAAGACATCAGAAGGCTTAATGTCTGAGTTAGGCCCGATGGTAGGTTCTGGGAGGTTGGCTGTGGATAGGGCTGAAAAGCCTGTTGGGGGCGTGTAGGCAAAGCCTGACTGACCAAAGTTATACGTTACTGTCTGCGCCCCTAAATTACCATTAAGCATAGAGCCTACGTTGTATGCAAGCCCAGTGGTTAGTGTTCCTACGTTACCTGTGCCTGCGCTTGGGTTACCGCTGTTTAACCAAGTGCCGTTTCTTCCTACCCATATTTTCCCTGTGTCTGGGTCATAAGCGTACTGAACAACGTCATTTGCTACCAATGGTGTTATAGAACTTAATGTCGTTTGGTTACTTCCATTTACATTAAAATAAAACGTATTAGTTGGGGCCGTCTCGTGGAAGGTAGCACTAAATCCGGGATTAGCAGAACTTAAATAGTTTGTTCCGGGTTCATATCCAGACTTACCTCCATGCTCCATACGAAAACTACTAGACACGGCATTTATAGTTAGTTCCCAGTAAACTTTTGTGCCACTTGTAGGAGTTGCTAGAGTCGAAAGGGTATTGTTTATAACCCCGGTAGAACATGTAGCTTTTAAATTGCCTTCAGACAAAGTAATAGACGAACCTTTGCTAAGTGGGTTTAACGTAGCAAAGTTATTAGTAGGCGTATCAAGCATCTGGTCAGAACTTGTTAGTCCTGAAACAGTGAAGTTGTTTCCATTCCCGCTAGAGTCTGTTCCAAGTGCGCCAGAGTTTGCAAACTTTAAGTAGAAGCCGTTAGTGCCGAAGGTTAGACCTGATACGTTCTTTGGAACCCATACGCCATTTTTATCTTGTGCAAAGTCTGTGGGTGCATACGCCGTACCCTCAACCCCGACAACCTCTGCCAAATAAGACAGGCAGGGTTTTGTACCAGCAGAATTGTTACCTATTACAATATCGCCAGAAGCAAACCATCTAGCTAAAGTATTTTGTGTTACATTAGAGTCAACTGTTAGCGTCACTCTTTGGTTATTAACCCATATTTGATACCTATCTGTAGCTGTTGCTAAAGTTGTATCCCATACAATAAAAACATGATACCAAGCAGATACATCCCTAAAAACATTATAGGCACTAGATGAATTTATGCTTGAAGTCCCGGCCCCCTGATAGCCGCCGTTAAAATACTCGTAATACCCAATAGCATCTGGGTAGTATACACCGCCGCCCATTGTAGAATTCGTAAAATAAAACTCGCCAACACCTGTACCAATTAACTCAACCTGTGCGCTTGGGTTTAAGTTGCTTCTTTTAACCCACATTGAGAAACAACCTTTGGTTGACCCAGAGCCAGAGTTTGTTCTAGTCAATTTGTCAGAGGCACTAGCAAACCGCGCAGAGTTATCTATCGTATACGGATAGAAATCTCCACCACCAGCACCTGCGGCGGCTTGTATCAATTTCTTAGAAGCAGTCATTAAGCTAACGCCTGTCCAGCAGTGAAGCCGTACCAAGTAGTACCGCCATCATGCGTGATGAAAACAAAGTAGTCTACGGCTGACGCTGTGGCAGTCAGTGTCGGGGCAGTAGCAGAAGGCCAATCAACAGCGGCAGGCCATGTCACCGTGTACCCGGAAGCACTCGCGTCCTGAACAATCTTCAGTGTGAATGCTGATACCTTACCGCTTGCGGCAGGGTTGCTGAACGTGAACGTGGTGTTTTCTGTCAGGGTGTGGCTGAAGTTCGTGCCATCCTGCAAGTTCACAGTTGTAGAGTTGGTTGTAGAAGTAACAGCGGTGAATTCTTCAATAATTCCGTTGTCGAATGTCTGGACTGCTGTAAAGGTGTTGGCAACATCATTCTTTGTTGTGTCAGCATCATAAGCCTGTACGGTAACACCGATGTCTGCATCCACGACTATAGTTGCATCATAGGCTTGTACTGTTACGCCTATATCTGTATCAACAACAACATCAGAACCGCCCACGTTCAGAGAACTGAAAGAGCCAGTAGAGGGCGTGGTAGCACCGATAGTAGTGCCATTGATAGAGCCGCCTGTAATGTTTACTGTGCTTTCATCATAGGCTGACTGTGCAACAAAACTCAGCGTACCAGCACCGTCTGTCTTTAAGACGTAGCCAGCGGTAGAGTCTGCTGTGGGAAGGGTGAAGGTTGTGACAAAGGACTGAAGGTTGCTGTCGTAGGCCAATACAGTAGAGCCAACGTCAGAGTCCACTACAACATTGCTACCAGCGTTCTGTAGCGTCCCAGTGAAGTTAGCTGTAACGTCATCATACTTAGCTGTGTCTGCATCATAAGCCTGTACGTCAGTGCCTATAATAAGACCAAGGGAGGCCCGTGCAGTAGCACCAGACTCTGCAACAAAGTTAGTACCGTTGCCTACAATAAAGTTACCGTCTGTCGGTGTCAGTCCTGCAACGTCAGCCAGTTGAGCGTCATAGGCTTGAACATTAGTTCCTATAACTAAACCTAGAGTAGTCCGAGCAGTAGCAGCATCAGCGTCATCAATCAATGACCTACCAAAAGAAGATAACGATGTAACGGCATAGGTATCAAGAGCCGTTGTGTAAATCATTT